CGGCCAGCCCTGTGGCAGGGTTGGCCGTGCGCTGCCAGCGGCTGATTACCACATGGGCCAGGCCGTGGGGCAGGGTCTTTTGTATGTCTCGCTCCAATACCGGAGCCATGTGGTAATAGGTCATCTCGTTAATCGTCCGCCCGAATCGGGCCGTATGGTGTATCTGGGAAAGGCCGCCAATAGGTGACCTCGTTTTCGGGGAATTTTCGCCCCTCTAAATTTTCGTATCGGTATTGGCCGTAGAAGCCGGCCTGCACTCTTTCGCCGTCAAAAAATAAAATCTGTTGGTATTCAGGCGGTCTGTTTTGCGTTGTCATCCAAAATCCAGCCTCGCCGATTTTGGCCCGTTGGCTCCAAGCCATCGCGGCGACTTGGGTCTCTCTTGAGTAGTAGCCGCCGCCCGGCTTTTGTTGAGGATTCATGCCGCGCTTTCGCGCCCATGCTTCAAAGTTTTTGGCCTCTAATTCTCGGTTCATAGCTCATATTCTCTCTGCGTTTCAGCCCATACGAGATAGGCGCACAATAAAACCAACAGGGCGAGGGCGACGGCTACTGCGAAAATCGTCAGCAAAACCAAAATCAGGAAAACAATATCCATCACGCGGCCTCTCGTACCAAATAAGCTGACGGCCAGCCGCGGCGGCTTCGTACTTCATACAGGGCGGCATTGACGGTCTTGTACGGCTTTTTCTTGCCGCTGCCGTCGGCGTTGAGTTCGAGGACTGCTTCGCCGTCTGCCGTTGCGATGATTTTGCCGATTTGCACGTCGTTGCCGCTTGGCTCGTAGTTCATGATTTTGTAGTTTTTCATTTCTCATCCTTATCTATTAAAAAAACGCTTAAACCAAGAAACCCGACACAATACAGGCAACCTTGCTACAACTTCGCCGTCATAAACCGACGCGGCCTGCGCCCGAATCTTCTGCTTCGCCTCTTCAACACTGTCGGCAAATACAGACGTCGCCCAATATTTACCGCCAAACTTGTATTTAAATGTAAACTCTCGCTGCTTTGAATTTTTACTCATTTTCTGCCGCCTGTCGGATTACCCGATAAAACCTAATTAATATTCCCGATTCTCGCCGCCCAATCAGCGATTTCTTTCTCTGTGTACTCCACCTCACTGCGGCGTTGCGCTTCTTCGTGCAACCATTCGGCGACGATTTGCGCCGCCTCGTGGGGCAGGATGTGGGCGACTTGCCAAAGCGGAATATCGTTAAACAATTCCTGCACCGTCATCGCGCTGCCTCCGCGTCGCCCTGTGTCGGGTCGTATTCCGGGCTTTCGTAGTCGGCGGCGGCTTTGGCCTCTGCTTCGCGCGCCTGAATGTCCAAGACTGTCGGCGTTTCGGCGGCAGTTTTTGCTTCAGACGGCATCATGGCCATCAATGCCCAAATCGCTAAAGCCATTGCGATGATGTCGAGGATGTAGCGGATTCTGATTTTCATGGTTATCCTTTTTTCTCTTTATTCAAAATAACTTACGATGTCTTTAATCAAATCAGCCGGGATTGCCGATCGAAGAATTTTTCTGTTATTTTTTACCTGTTTCATTCGGAATGTTGCTTTGTTCGCGGTTTTTAGGCTCATTTCGATATTCGAAGCGAATCCTGTTCTTTTAAGCGGGAATTCATCGCTATATGCCGAATAACAGGCTTTGTTCTTTATGAAATCCAACCCATTCCGCTTTATTCTTTCAAATAACATCGATGCCTGCGGATTCTCAATGACAAACGGGATTTGTAACAATTGCACCAGTTCGCAAACGAATAACGCCGTTAAATCCCCGTTCACTCCCCCCCTTAAGTATCTCGAATAAGCATCATTCACTTCTGGCGCGTTCCGCTTAACCAACTTGCTTATTGATGGGTATTTAAGCTCTTTCCAGTTATCAAAAGTCCGAAGTTGCAACGTTTCTTTGTCTCGATACGCGTTCCCTCCTCCTCGCGTAGCGGTTGCGAAGCTCCAAGATTCACATGGAGGGCTTGCCATCAATAAATCAAACGGCTCGGTCTTGTGCATATCGACCAGTTTTTTTATGTTTTTCATATCCGCCAAATCCATAACAATGTCAGCGTTGCCAATCCCTACTGATACGACATCATGCTCTGGCAGAGCTTTTTTTACGCTTCCGTTGCCATCGTCAAATAAAGCTAAAATTCTCATTTTTTCCTTTCCCCTTAATTGCCTCTGATGGCGCGGCGGTCGCCGATGGGCGGCCGTTGCTTGGCTTGTACTGTTCCGATTTTCTTGACGACTTCTTCGACGCCCATTTTGTTGGCGGCGTATCCTGCGCTTCTGACGCGGTTGTCTAGGTCGAGCAGGTAATGGTTTATCTCGTTTGCTGTCAGGTTTGGCAGCCCCAGCCCGTAGGCGACGTTGATGGTATTTACCGATTGCACCAACTGGCGAAGCTGGGCGACGATTTCCTGCACTTTTTCCACCTGCTCCACCTGCCCCAGCGTCATGGTCATGGCGGCCAGCTCGTTGGCTGTGTAGGCTGGTTTCGGCCGGCTCGGCATGGCGTCGCGCTCTAAGGCATTAAAAATCTTGGCTTGCTTCGTTTTGGCGGCGGCCAGCGTTTGGCGGATGCTTTGCATGGTTTGTTGCTGATTCATTTTTCTCCCCCTAGGGCAGCAGCGTTTCCTGCTGCTTGAGTTTGATGTCTTCCTCTACAGCCTTGAGCGTTTCGCCGTTGATTTCCGGCGGCTCTTTGCTCTCTTGGGTGTAGAATCGGCTGCCTTTTTGGATCGTGCCGGTAATCTCGAAATATCCTGTTCCAGTCCATCCGCAGAGGGGATTGGTGCAACGCAAATAATATAAGCGGGTCAGGACGGTTTGCCGGAAAGACGCGTAAATGACGCACGGCTCTTCGCAGCATGGGCAGGGTTGCTGCGCCAATTTCAGCCGGCCTTTTTCGTGTTGGTTTCTATTTTTGACCGTCATGGGCTTGCTCCCTTGCATAAACCACTAAGCCGCCGCCGTGTTTGCGGTAGGTCGCCGTTGCGCGGATATTCGGAAAGCGTTTCATCGGCTCGGCGCGGCGGAAGTTTTCGGCTTCTCGGTCGGTCAGCTCATGACGCGCGATTTCTTGGTGCTTTTCGTTGACGATGATTAATTGATTGTTTGACATATCCCCACCTTTTCTTTTTTTAAATTAAACCGTGTTTCAGCTCGACATCTGTCTTGGCGGCCGCGTATGCGCGCAGGTAGATTTCTGCGTATTCCAGCGCGGCTTCGGCGGCAAATTCGCTTAACGATTTATTGGCCGCGCAGGCTGCCGATTCCATCAGGTCAAGCTCTTCGCCGTAGAAGTTGACCTCGACGGCGGCAGTGGCTAATTCGTCCGGCGCGCCTGTTTTGGCGCATGGGTCGGCGTGGACGTGTTGTTCGAGAGACAGTTTGCATGCTTCGTCTATCCATATGTTTTTGACGCTTGTGCCGGCATGGCGGATTTCTTCGATAGATGATTTGGGGAGATACGTTTTGAAAATAATATTTTCCAGGCGGCGGTAATTATTTTCTGTTTGGATTAAAGATTCTGTTTTTGGGAGTGCGTCCAATACCTTTCGCAGACGGCCTGTGAGTACTTGCAAAATAATTTGTTCCAGGCGGGATTTATTGTGTTTAGAAGTCATCGCTGTCAGTCCATAAACTGCCAGATCCATAATTGCCTCGACATCCTCTGCTTCCGATGAATGCATGAGAACTAGGCTTACGGCATTCGTTGCATTCTCTTTTTTTTCTTGCTCGTTCATTTTTCTCCTCCTATGCGACGATGATTTCATGTGGATAGATTTGGCTGACCATTTGGACGGCCGCTTTTAAGGTTTTGGCAGGCTTGCGTGGTAGCTCGCTGAAGTTGCCGTCTTTGCCGTATTTTTGGATGGCGAGAAAGCCTTTGTCCCAGGTTGCAACCTCGACAAGCGAGCCGTAAGAGAGTTGGACGTTGATGGGTTTCATTTTCTTGCTCCGTTTAGTTGGGTAGGCCGTCTGAAATTTGTTTGGCGGTTACTTTGCCGTTTGTGATTTCTTCAATTTTTATCGCATGGCGCACGTTGATGCCACCGCCTTTCAACCATTTCTCAACGGCTACATGGCTCACGCCGACGGCTTTTGCTAATGCGTTTTTATTCCCGATGATGGAAATTGCGGTTTCGATTGCTGGATTCATATAACTTCTTTCAACTTTGGTTTAATCTATGGCTCAATAATATAACCTACGTTATATCTAAGTCAACACTAAATTGAACTTTTTTTGAATTGTTATAGTCAAACTTTAGTTTTATCATTGAATATAAAAGTTATTTTCTGGGAGTAAAAATGGAAACTTTGGCTGAACGAATTAATACAGCTTTGCAAACTAAAGGTCTAAGCGTGAATGCTTTAGCGCGGCAAGTCGGCGTGTCTTATCCGGCGATGAAGAAAATCACGAAAGGCGAAACACTAAATCCAAAGTTTTTATTTGAAATTGCTGAAGCATTAAATGTGTCGGTTGAATGGCTAAAGACAGGCGAAGGGCCAGCGGAATATTCAGACGGCCCCGAAACGGCGCGCTTGGATTTGTACGATGTCGCCGCCTCTTGTGGCAGCGGCCATTTGAATGCCGACTATCCCGAATTGCTGCACTCGCTGGAGATTCCGAAATCGGCACTCAAAGAGCTGCTCGGCACTGACAACCTGCACGGCGTGAAGCTGATGTCGCCCGACGGAGACAGCATGGAGCCGACGATACCGCCGAAGTCGATCACGCTGATTAAAACCGATGTCGCCGATTTTGAATCGAGCGGCGTTTATTTGTTTACTTTCCAGGGCTATACCTACATCAAACGCCTGGCGCGCGGCAAAGCAGGCGTCATCCATGTAACGAGCGATAACCCGATTTACAGTAAATCCGACTTTGTCATCGAGCCGGAAGAATTCGACGATTTGTTTATTCACGGAAAATTTTGGAAGGTGTTGCCTTTGGATTTTTTGGATATTTGAAAAAGGGATAATCATGACAAACAACTTTAAAAACCAAGCCGCCGAATTTGCCGACCGACATCGTGCGCTTTTATCTGCCATTCTCTACATCGGATGGTCAAAAACGGGCAAACTGGACTGGCGCGAACGGCGCGAAGTCGAAGACTGGATGCTGCGCTGCCTGAATATAGACACGCTATCCGCCCAAATCGAAGCCAGGAGTGCGGAAGATACCGTCGCCGCATTTGTCGCCGCCGTCAAAAAATCTGAAACCGCCCAAAATCCCGCACCGGAAAAACCTGAATCGGTCAAACAGGCTGAAAAGCTGCTTGCCGATCGCAAACAGCAGATAAAAAAACACTACCCTGCATTAAAGGACATCCTTAACAGACTGCCCGTAGCAACCACACTGGCAGAATTTGAAGCACTGCTGCATCAAGCCAAAGCCCAATCACCCAACCTGCTGGAAGAAGCACTTGCCGTCTCGGGCAGCGTTGCCATTGCCACGATTGGCGATATATTCCCCGCCCGCTCCGCCATCGGAAAAATGAAAGATGTCTGGGGCGGCTGGGTTACTTTATCCGACGGAAGGCGTTTTTAAATGACTAAAAAATCAGACTTCGCCATTCTGCCCGTGGGCGGTAGCTTCGAGATGGACTATATCAACACAGACGGCATATCCAGCCGCCGCATCATCGACGTGCGCGCCTTCGCGCTCGACAGCGACGGCTATATCCGCGCGTTTTGCCATGCACGGAAAATGGTCAGGACATTCAAATACAGCGGCATCATCGGACTGGTGGACTTGGAGACGGGCGAAGTAGTCAAGCCCGAACATTTCCTCCGACATCTCAAGGTGCGTTACGACTGCGCACCGGAGCGGCAGATGGATTTTTTTATTCGGGAGATGAAGCCGATTGTGGATGTGTTGGTCTATATCGCCTACTGCGATGGGAGATATGCGCCGTCTGAACAGCGGTATATTGCACAATGGCTGACGGACAAATCGGAAATGGGCAATGATTTCCTTGCTTATTCGCTTGGCGTCATGAAGTCTTGGCCCGTGCCGGATTCTATGGATTTTTCTTTTGCCGTCCGTGCTATTAATCAGCGTTTCCCAGAATGGAAGGAGGCAGTTTTAGAATATGCCGGCGATGTTGCCAAGGCTGACAGAAAGGTAACTGCAGAGGAAACGGATCATTTGGCAAAATTGGAAAGGTTGTTTGGGGTAGTGGCATGAAGACGGCATTACTTACGGCGTCGCTATCACGCCCAGCTTGCCTGTTATGTTCAATCTGTCGCTGGACGAATAAAAAAATGCCGTCCGTGTGATTTTTTTTTGAAAAAGTGCTTGCATTACCGCATTTCATGCGGTAATATACACACATCGGCAGACAACACAAATCGCCGAAAACATGATTAATCAACTGACCGCCTCCGGGTGGATAGGAGCAAAAAATGAAAGCGAATCTTTTAAAAAACATGAACAGCGAAGCACGCGAAGTTCTTTTTTCTAAATTGAATCCTGAAAATGACTACATTTGCCAAGCTTTAAAAAAAGCCCAAGACGAATTTAACGAAAAACTTAATCAAGCTGCCCAACCTCATGGATTCTTTGGTCGCGCGATGATTGATGAAAAATCTGTTTTAGGTGCGGATGACTTTTTAAAATACCAACGTATTAGCAAAATTCTTGCAACACGCGAAGAGATGCTCTCAAAAAGAAAAAACCTTATTTTAAATTTCTTGGGCTTTTTTAATTAATTTTCAATACTGCCGCCTTCGGGCGGCAGAAAGGTCAAAAATGAAATACGCCAAATCAAAATCTATCAGCAAAATCGGTCAATATCATCAAACTTTTAAAATCCTTTGGGATAAACTACCAAAAGAATTGATTGAGAAATCAACAGCCAAAAATCTCGCCATTATTATTGATTTGATGTATGAGCAAAAAGAATATGGCCATACAGAGGCATGGCGCGAATTAACATCATAAAGTCATTGACAAGGTTGATGATTAGGCTTAAAGTCACCCTTGTTATTCAGCCATTTTGGCTGCGTGTTGAAACTAAAGAAGTTATATTAAATCATCAATTTTTGATGTGGATTACAAAAGCCGCCTGATTTATCAAGCGGCTTTTGTTTTTGGGGGCATTATGGCAAAAGGTAGAACGAGTATTACAGAGCGGCTCAAAAAGAGCCAAAAAAGAGAGGCGCGCCGCGAAATGGCGCACGAGTGGGCGGAGAAGTGGGAACAAAATTATTTGAGCCTGCTCTCTCAAATCAAACAGGCAATCAGCAAAGGGCACGATGACGAGCTTATTGACCTATTTGCCGATTTGCGCGCGCTGCAACAGCCGAAATTTTCGGCATTGCATCGAGTGATTGACGAGCTTATCACGCCTACACGGGAGCTTATATGATTGACCAATTTGAATTAGGCTACACGCCCAATAATCTCAAGGCGTTGCGCCAAAAGCATGGGCTGACGCAGCAGGCGGTCGCGGATATTACGGAAACGTCATTGACAACCGCGCAGCGATGGGAAGCCAGCCCGGCGTTGCGCAGCGCGGCGAATATGCCGCACACGAAATGGCTGCGGCTGCTGCAATATCTTGAGCAGAAATCGAATTAAAAACAGAGGCCGTCTGAATTTCAGACGGCCTTTTTGTTGGTCTTAATATTTTATTTTGAGCATGGCTTGATAATTGGCGAGTTCGCGCTCGGCGTGGTTGTATGCCTCGATGTCGGCGGCGTCGCTGGCTTCGCGGCTTTTTTGTTGCCAGTATTGGATTTGTCGGTCAATCCATGAATATGGATCATGAGCTTTGTTTTCCATTTTTTAAAATCTCCGTAGTCTCGCCTGTCGGCTGAAAGTTGTTTGTCGGCGCGTCTTCGTAGAGCGTGATGTCGGGGACGATGCGCGCTTCAAATTGTATGCTTGCGGTATAGCCGCCGCTGTCGATTTTATGCGAAACCTCGGTAATTAGCCAAGCCTCCGCGTCGATTTCGGGCTTAAAGCCTTTGACGACGGCAGGCGTTTCGGGGTAGAGGTCGGGGCGGCCGACGGCCAGCGTAATGCTAAATTCGGCAACGCCGCGCTGGATTTTTTTAAATGCGCCGCGCGCGCCTGACCATGCGCCGCTTTCTGTGGCATACAGATGGCGCAGGGTTTTGATTTTTTGGCCTTCGGTGTTGACTTTGCGATTGTCGATCACGGTTTTTGTTGTCGTGACTTTTTTGGTTGTGTATTGCCTGCCTTTTTTGCCTTTTACCGTCTTGCCCTTGGTGGCTTTTCCTTTTTGGGTTTTGCCTTTTACGGCTTTTCCTTTGATGATTTTCGTCTCGCTGACTGTTTTTTTATTGGGGTAGGCGTTGTCTTTGTTGACGATGACTTCTTTTTTTTGTCCTGTTTTTTTGTCGGTATAGTAGGCGCGGACGGCCTGATAACTGTTGCTGCTGGAGTAGGTAAAGCTGTGGCTGTCGCCGCTGGCGCGCGTGATGGTGGTGGGCAGGATGGGCTGTCCGCTGGCGGTTTGGCTTTCGCCT